ATTATTTATTTTATCTTCCATTCTTCTTTGCCAGCCCATAGTAAAATCACCCTTAGCTAATTTTTTATAACTATCACTTACATGGTGACCAGCTGCATAGTTCTCAGTTTCCAACGATCTATTTCCCTGGGTTCCTGTCCAACCCGGTACTTCCATTTCATCAAATAAGGCTCTTAATTCAGTGAATATACTTCCACCAATTTCATATGCACTATCATAGTGTTTTCCTGTTTTTATCGGTGACATTTCATCTGCATAATCAACAATTATTATATCTGGTTTAAATCCAATACCCTCAATTTGTTTTATATGTCCATAAAATGTATCAGCTGTTGCTCTACCAGCTGGATAGTGTTTAATAAGTAATTTTCCTAATTTTTGTTCATTTAATATTTTTTTTATATCATCTTTATGATATTTTAAATCTTGAAAACCATAACCAGATAGATATGCATCATATCTTAATCCTGTATATGATCTACTTAATTCAAGAGTATAGTGTAAAACATTTTTATTTAATTTTAATGCGTGCGCGCCCAATGCAACTAGAACCCATGATTTACCTGTTCCAGGTGCACCAAGTATTGTGCCTAATTCTCCTTTGCCTAATCCACCTTGCATCAATTCATTTATTTGTGGTCAAGGTGTTGGTATACACTTTCTAATTGTTTCATCATACCTTTCTTCAAAATTTGAATTATAATCTAAACCAAAATCAACCTCTAACCCTGAATTTAATGCCAAATTTAATTCAGATCTAATATTCTCATACTTACCAGCTTTTAAAAAATTTACAGAGGTTAATAATGCACTCTTAATTCTTTGATTTTTACAAAATAATAATCCTTCACCCTTTATAAACTCATCATCAGTTTCATTCATATTATTATATATCTTTTTTATTGAATCTACAATAGACAATATCAATGTGTCTGATAAATTTGATTTTTTTAATTTTAAATATAATACGTCAGGCGTTGGAACAAGTTTTGTTTCTTGGTAATAATCTAATATAGTTTTTACTAAATATTTATTAGCTTCAGAATCAAAAAAATCTCAATGTAATATTTCAGATATTTGGGTTGTAAACTGTGGATATTTTAATAGTTGTGCTATTAATTTTATTTGAAAGTTTGGTCCAAATTGTTGAAAGGTATCGGCCATTAATATAACTCCTAATCTAAGTAACCCAAAAAACATGCCCCGATAAAAGGAGGTAAATCAAGACACGTTTTAATGGGCTACTTACTTTATTTATTTTCTTTAATTGATAATGCATCCAACAAGCTAAAAACTCTCATTAAATCATCTAGATTTCTTATACCACTATCAATACCATATTTTATAAAATCTACTTTAAAATCTAATTCATTTAACCTATTTACAGGTTTTCTATCTACTAATTCTCTGGCTTCCATTATAGCCTTTCCAGATAATAATGGTTCACTAAGATTCATTAATTTATAATTTCTCTCTAATATTTCTCTACTATCTTTAAAATTTTCAACCTGTTTTCCAGATTTTCTATTAATTCATTCAAACAACATATCTATATTCTTTTTATTTGGTTCTACCAATTCTGGAAAATGTTTAACTACAGTTTTATCTCCAAATCTTTCTACACCTGGCACATTATCAGATGAATCACCAGATATTATTTTTTGGAAGATGAAATTATTTGGATGTACACCAAATTCTTCAATTACACGATCAACACCATATAGTTTCTTCTTTACAGGACTTCAAATTTTTACACGATTATCAACAAGTTGCATAAAATCTTTATCTGTTGACATTATAACTATTTTTGATTTGTTTTTATATTTTACAATTTCTGATATAACATCATCAGCTTCAACATTAGGTATTGTTATTGTTACTAGTGGTAAATAATTTAAGAATTGTTTGACTATTGATAATTGTCACTTTGAATTGTCATCTGAATCTACATCATCCCGTCTATTATATGATTTACCAGTTGCTCTTTTCATTTTATATTCAGGATATATTTTTCTTTTTTTCTTGCTTCCACCTGGACCATCAAAAACAACTATACATCTTGTAGATTTAAATCTTTTTAATGCATAGCCGATAGATTGAAAAAATCCACTTATTCCACCAATATGTACTCCATCAAAACTACAAGTATTACTACCGCAATAGCACCTGATAAATGTATTCATCCCATCAATTATTAAGATTTCATCATCATAGAATCGTTCTACTGGCTTTTTATCTAATATATCTTTTAAAATTTCGTATACGTTTTTATCTATTGCCATAGTAATCCTCTTTTAAAAAATGTAAACTATTAATGTTCAATTAATTCTTCTGTTATTTCAGCATTTTCAATTTCTAAGTCACTTGATTTTACATAATTTGTAATTACATTTTCAGCAATTTTATCATATAAGTAATCCCTTAATCCAGGTGTTGCTTCTACAACTTTGCTAAATGTTGATTTAGTGAATGTTATTTTTTCGCCATTGTATATTATTGATCTACCTTGGATTAATCCTAAATCTTTTATCATTTCTAACCAACCCTGAACATTGTTTATTCCAGAATTAAAATATAATTCAAATTCTGCTATTTTAAATGGCGGTGCTAATCTATTTTTGATTATTTTAGCCTTAATATGTATTCCTATTACATCATCTGATCCAGTTAATTTTATTTTTGTTGAAGATGCTAATCTAACTATTACACTTGCATGGAAACCTAATGCTAATCCACCACTTGTTGTGTATCTATCACCATATCCGGGATTTAAAACCATTCTCAATTGTGATGTGAATATAGTGAGTATTTTTTGTTTAGCTAATAACACGTTTAGCTTTCTCATAGCTTTACTCATGATTCTAGCTTTTTGGGTTGCATATCCATCAGTTCCAAAATCTGTTTCTGCTTCAGCTCTACTTTGTGCAGCAGATACAGAATCAATTAATATTACAACTGGAACATCCTTATCATCATTTCTAATCTTTATAACTATTTGTTCTATTATCTCAAATACAGCTTCAATTGTATCACATGAAATATAGATCAATTTTTCTAAATCTATTCCAATAACTTCTAAAAAATTCCTATTTACAGCTGCTTCAGTATCTATATATACTGCTATACCACCGGCTTTTTGAACATTTGCTAACGCATGACTACCAATTAAACTTTTACCAGAACTGTTTAATCCTTGTAATTCTACTATTTTACCTAGCGGAAATCCGCCATTTTTTATATTTGATATTTTTAAATCTAACATATCTGAACCAGTTGATACTCATCCTGTAACATCAGCTGGTGTTAATCCAGTTTCAAACATATATGTTCCACTTTCGTTTGATTTTTTATTTAATTCTTCTAATGACTCAGCTAAACTAAGTACTAAACTTCCAACATCTTTTTTTTCTGTTATTACTTCATCATTAATTTTATCTTTTTTGGCCATAACAACTCCTTATAAACAACAAAAAATAGAGCATATTATAAGTTAATATGCTCTATTATTTAATTATATTTAACCTTTATTGCCTTGTATTTGATTTAATACATCATCAAACTGTGACATAGCATCTGTTGCTTTATCAGAAGTTTCAGATGTAATACTTTCACTTTCACTAATTGTGTCTTCAGTTTCATCAACATCATTTACTTCATCTTCTGGGTTAAGATATTTATTTAGTGCATCTTTAAGTTCATCATATGTTGGTTCTGGATATAACTCAGTTATATCTGGTTGATCTATTAAAGATTTCTTAAATATTTCTACATCTTTAGATATTGGAGTTTGTTGAGGTAGAACTCTGATTGTAGTTTTACCATAATCATTTCCAGCTTCTTCTTTGGTTTTTCTTTCAATTTTAATATCATGACCCTCTTTTGGGTGTGTGATATCGTCATAATCACCACTTTTAATGATGTCTAATAATTCAGCAAAAATTTCTTTTCCAAATCCCCACCATTTAACACCTTGATCTTCTGCATCTCTAACCAAAACTGGAACATAAACTCTTAAACTCGGTTCTAGTCTTTTTCCTAATTTCCAATCATCTTTTACTTGTGTTTCTTTAGCTTTTTCAAGAAGCTTTACTGATGCTTCTTGAATTGGGTCTGGTCTACCGTAAGTTGTTGGTGATAACATCGGTCCTTTACCAATGTTCCAATGAAAGTACATTCTCACGAACGGGTTCTTGTGATTTTTTTCATAGGGTACTATTCTTACTACTGAAGTTCCTTTTGGGGGTGTAAAACGGCTTTTAGAGCCTGACTTGTTTGATCTTTTGAGGTCATCGATCATTCCTGTAATTTCATCCATGTCGATACCGAAATCGTTTTTTGTTTTTTCCATAATCCTTTCTCCTTAATTCAATTTTCTTTTTTCGCTTTTCCATTTTCTTTTATTTGGATTTTGCGTTATAATAATATATATAACCTATTTTTTTAAATTAAAATTTATTTATACTTTTTACTACATTTTTTAAAATAATTTTCTTTTTATATTTATGATATGATATTCACATAATGGTTTAAGATCTTCTATAAAATCTTCTATTTCTGAACCTTCAACTAAGCTTTGTAATTCTTGTGATTTTTTTGGATATCAATTTTCGTCCCACATTTCAAATGCTGCAGCTTCTATAATATCTTCTGGTTCAACATATTTTTCTCATATATCATCTCAGTACATTTTATCTGGTTCAATGGATATATTCTCAGATAAATATTTTTTTGTTGCATCAAATAACATTTCTTTAACTAATTTATCTACTCTATCTTTATGTTCATCTGGAATATTTGTTCCAGTTTTATATCATCTCATCATAGAATCATAAATATCAAATTTTTCTCAATCTTTATAATCAAAATTCATAGTCATGAAAAATATCTTTCTGAGTTTTTTTGTTATCTTATTGCTTTGGGCTCCGCTTTCTGCTCAACAAATTTGTAATCAAAGCCAAAGTTCATGGACCTTGCTATTTACAGATGGTGAAGTTGTAAAAATAGGGGCTGACACTTGCATTAAGTTTG